CGTCGAGTTGCCGGTTCCTGAAAGAGTCGTTCGCCTCGGTACGAAGGGTGGTCAGCTCGGTCTCTCGTTCAAGGAGAGCCTTGCCATGTTGGTCGACAAGCTCTTGGCGCTCACGCTGCCACTCGGTCTCGCGCTCGTCGTCTCCATCGTCCTTCGACTTCCGCGCCTTGTCGAGGTTCGCCTTCAGTCGGTCTCGTTCAGCCGTGACGTCCTTAGCATCGCGCTCATTACTCTTGCGGAGTTGCAGCTCCTTCTCCAGCGTCTTGCGCAGACCAGAGACGTCCTCTAACGTCCTACCACCCTTGGAGTCAACCTGGAGGATATACATCCCCCCGGACTCCCGGTAGTGGACGCGAGAGGCTTCGTCGATCGTCTCGAGATCAGCAACTTCGTCGGGTAATGCCATACGGACTATTCTCCTGAACCTATTATTGATCCGAGTTTGACCCCGGCAATAGGAGAATTCAACCCTTTCACTTGAAAACGTCAGGTTCCAACTGGCGTAACTCCTCCAAGGTGAGGACCCGATTGTTCGTGGCGAACTTGCTCAACGGGACCTTCCCAGTCCTCCAGACCCTCGCCTTCTCCACCCCCAGCACCTCGTTCTGGGTAGCCGCACTCTGCGTCTTGAGCCATGCGTCGAAGGAGATTCGGTCGCCAACATTCTTGCGATCCCTTACCGCCGACGGAAAACAGCGGCACCAAATGTGACGAGGAGGGAATGGACCTTTTCGGTCGTTCCTGAAAACTCTCCCGTCGAGTCCAGCGCAGATCGGACAGGTATTGCTGTCCAGTGTCGCGTGGAATTGCCAGTAGCCGATGGTCTTCTGATTGGCCTTGAAGACTTGGTCCTTCGCGCCGTTAGATACGTGAGACACCCCGGTCGTCACGAGCTTGTTGACATCGTCCTTCAGGGTCTTCCTTGTGAGCGCTCGGACTCGCGCCATGATCTTCGGGACGGAGTCCCCGGAGGACATACCCACACGTATGCGCCGGTCGATCTCCCGCACAAGGCCAAGCTCGAGCGAGGTGAACCATTCCGACAGGGTGTGGCCGATAGCCGGCTGTGTCTTGACGATGTCAGCAACGGCCACCCGGCTTGGGGTCCTAAACTCCTCTCCGACGAACGCCAGCAAGAGAAGCGCGTGCTGCCACTTGGCTTCGTCCTGCGCGAGGATGACGAAGTCCTTGTAGACCTCAAGCTCGAGTGCTCTGCGTGCGCGGCGTACGACGTCCTTCAGCTTGGTGATGAGGTCCCGATACTGCTGGGTCCTCCACGGCCTCGACACTGGACCGCTGAACCCATCGGCCAGGGACAGCGCGATCCTGCTGAGACGGGTATCCACGAGCTCTTCCAGCTCGGGAATGAACTCGCGCTCGAGAAGGCCTATAGCGCGGCGGGAGACCCCGGCCCCGAGGCGAGCGACGTGCGTTGCATGGAGGACCGCACGGTCAGCGAGAAAGGCCTCGGGATTGACGTCAAGCGGTGGGGGGACCTGAAGATCCACTTAGGCCTCAACGACACCGAGGTCTGCAGGTTCTTCTGCCGGGAAGAATGGCAGCGCTGGCGCCTCGGAATTCAACGCTGCGTCTTCCGTCTCCGGGTCTACGTCCGCTCCAAGGACACCGCGGCGCTTCGCCTCCTTCAGGAAGGTGATACGAGTCAAGTCAGTCCGGCTTCTCGCTTTGTCCAGGATCGCCATGTCCTTATCAGACCGCGACAACAAGCTGAACTCGTCGTAGACATTGAGGCCAAAGCCTGGCGGGAGGGTGTCGCCAGTCCACTCCGCAGCCATTTTGACGGCTTCCTTCATCGTCCCTTCGAGTGATCGGACCCAGGAGTGGATGTCAGAGTGGACACGAGACTCGTCAATAGCTCGGCCGGTCGCAGTGATGTCTCCAGACTGCTCCCGTAGCGGCTGATCCCCGAGTGACTCCATCTCATCGCGGAGTTGCCTGAGGTCATTGGCGCCGGCCTCGATGGCCTTGCCGCCATGCTCGGCCCACTCAATCCGTGCGTTGGTGTCGGCATTCCGGACGGCCGCGGAGCTACCCACGACGAGGCCTCCAGCAGTAGAGTCCTCCGAGAACCCGAAGAGACCAAGGATGGGGACGCGAGCGAAACGAAGGATGTTCCTCTGATCAGCGTTCGACTGCCAGTGAGCGATGTTCACCCACGCGAGGTCTTCGAATGGCGGCTCGGCCGTTAAGTTCCCGGTACGCTTCACGTAGTAGGTCGCCATCGGCACCCGGCCAAAGCTGTGCTCGCCTTCCCTCACCAGCTTCCACGCGTCCTCGACACCCTCCGACTTGATCCGTTTATGGATCGACCAACTGTCCGTCCTGTAGGTGCGGATGTACTCGTTGACCTCCTCGACATAGTCCGCGCCTGGCCTGCGTTCCTTCCTGAACTCTCGGATCCGAATCTCCTGCGGCCTGCCGGAGTCCGGCCACCACCCGATCAGTTGCGTCGGCAAAACATGGATGAACTTCGCTCGAGACCCAGACTCTTTCTCTTCCAGCGTGTTCATTTCCCCTGAGACATTGTCGAAGTCGACCAGGATGTGCGTCAGACCGTAGATTACCCCCGCAGCCATGACGTTCCTCATGAACTGAGTCAGGTCTTGGCCTGTGCCATCTACATCGTCAACGAGTGCCTTGACCCTCTCAGGCAAAGCCTCCTTATCCATAATGTCGACCGGCTGAGAGAACGGCTTGCCGACTATCCTGTGGACGGTGTTGCGATACCCGTTGTAGAGATAGGCCATGTCCCGCTTCAGGTTGTAGAGCGCAATATCCTCCTTCTTGCCGCGCGGAAGATACGTCTCCCCGGCGTCGCGCATCGGCTGCGTTCCACCAAGAAGTGCGTGAAGCTTTGGCCAGCCGTCGGCCATAACCGTGTACGCGATCGAGGGGACGTCAATGGAGTCCTTCTTTTCCTCGTCCAGATAGGAGAAATATGAAGTTTCAGGCATTGTCTACCCTTACTCGGCCGGCAAGCTGCAGTATCTGCGGGCCGCTCGTCGTGATTGTAACGATTACCTTGTACGTTTCCTTCGCGACGCCGCCAGAGACCAACACCGTGACTGTCTGGCCGGAGATAGAGGTCGATTCCACCACGACGTCCGGCGCTACAGTCACTACGGCCTCGTCAAGCTTGACAGCAGCCGAATCAACTGACGCGATCGTCTCTCCTGTCACCATGCGAGCCGCAAAGTTGAGCGTAATATCAGTCTCTTCTGTAGGCGTCTTGTCCGCGGTTGTGGTCGCGGTGCGAATTTCAGCCACTGGATTTAACCCTTCTTCAACGTCGGATTCCCGTCTTCATACCCAGAGACGTTGGACTCGGCGGTTTGTATTGGCCGTATCTTCACGCCATATCGGATGCAGCCTTCCTTGTAGAGCTTGTTCATAGCTGCGATCATCTCCGGCAAGCAGTCGAGGGAGACGCCGAAGCGAACGGACTTGTTGCCGTCGCACACGCCACCCCCCCCGCTGTCCTTGCCGACGAACAACGCCATCTCCATGAACAGGCCAGGGAAGTCGCAGATCATCGCGGTCTGCATCTTGTTGACCTTGCCAAAGAACCCGCACGTCTCGCGAGCGTTGATGCGACCCCAGGCAGCGAAGATGTCACGCTGCTGCACACGAGTGATGAGCGGATCAGCTTTCGCCATCTCACGCACCAGAGCCTGGTTCAACAACCCAAGCTTGGTTGGGTCCCCGTGATCAAGATCCACGGTGTTGTTGTCAGTCCTTGGGTGTGCGCCATAGTAGCTCCCGGCCGGATTCGAACTTGTTACGGAATTCACCGCAGCGCTCCCGAGAGACACGACACGGCCTTTCTTTGTTCCTGCCATCAGGCTTCTTTCTACGAGATAGTGATTGTTAGGTTCCCGCCAGAGATCTTCGCGGTGTCGCCATCATTGATGATCGCGTTTACCCCGCCGAATTCAGAGTACAGGATGAAGTCAGTACCGGAGGTGAGCGAGGGTGCCGAGACCGCCTTGCCGAACAACAGCATGTACGGGATGCCGTTGCCGCTGTTCCAATTACCTCCATCAGCCTCTGGAAAGGTGATGTCTCCGTCCGTATCAGTTTGGGTGGCAAGGCTTGCCGTTGCTGCAGTAGCGCCCACTGTGTCCCACGTATCACTTGTGCCTGATCCACCCGAGGCCGAGGACTGGTCGATCGACACAGCAACGTACCCATTGCTCGCTGGCAGCTGGTTGTTATTCCAATCTACGGTCGGGTCTTCAGACCACAGGGCGATAGCCAAGTGGTCGAGAGCCGGCAGGGAACCAGCGTCTCCCTCGTTGTTGATTACCTTCAGAACCTTCTGCGCAAAATTCGTGCTAAATCCTTCAGCCATGTCGCTTCCTTCCTATCGGTTAATAAACCCATAACCCGGTAACACCGGGAATGTCCCAATCGCCAGCACCACCGGGGATGTTCCAATTGCCAGCTGTGCCTGGCATCTCCCAGGTTACTTTAAGTACGACCTCAGGAGCCATGAAGTCCCCAAGAATCGCAGTCACGCCGCCTGTTACGTCTATCGCGACGCTCATCGAAAAGATGTAGCTCTGCGTCGCAGCTATGGCGGCAAGCACCCCGACCTGAGCCGTCAGAGACTTAGTCGCGTTCAATCTCTCCGCGTCAACAGTAGCGTTTATGGCCGCCGCCGCCGTCATGCCAGCGAAGCGCATATACGCAGCGACAACATCCGCCGCTATGGAGATCGCCGCAGAATACACAGCTTCCTTGTTGAACTGCGGAATGGTCGTTGTCGTGTTTACGGATATTGCAGCCGCACGATCTGACTCTTTGTTGATGATTGACGCCACGTCCATGGTCGCGGCGATAGCAAGAGCGCCCAACATCTGCGAGCCACCGTGGTACATGCTGGCCACCGTGACGACCGCCGACGCCGCAGCTGTCGTCAGGTCCCTAAGCACATTGGCCTGCGTGGTGACGGCGCCTGTACCGCTCACCGCTGCAGAGTACACAGCTTCCTTGTTGAACTGGCCTGCGGCTATCGTCGCCAACGCAGAGACCGCGGCAGAGAATGCTGCGGTCTTGTTAAACTGGCCTGCGGCTATCGTGCTGTCGAGAGCTACAACGGCATTCATGGTCTTCTGCCAATTGCTCTCTACGGCGACGTTGGCGTCCACCATCGTCTGCCACTCCATAGACCGGATGAAGTGCATTCCTTGGACTGCAGCCGTGGCGTCGCCAGCTACAGCCGCAAGTCCCAAGGATTTACTCGAGGACTCGACCAGCAGCGGCCCGATAGCAGTCGCCGGGGTTGACGTCAGCGTGGCATGGTCGAGGTAGAAGACGTTAGAAACCGTATTCTCAGCAACGCCGTTCACTCCGAATCTGTAGACGTCCGCAATGTCGGTTGTTGTGGTGTAGGCTATTGCCGGGTCGGTCCAAAGGCCATGGTTCCAGACGCGCATCCCTGTTTCTGCGCTTGCTCCGCGAGTCTGCCACACCTCAATCTCATACGGTGCCTCGAGCGGTGGGATGTTTATAATCCCGTGTGACTCGGTAAGAGGCCCCTCGTCGGTGGAGTACCCGAACTCGATTCTCCAAGTGCTGTTGCCTGCGGCCCATATCAGATCGATGTACCACAGCTCAACCCCGGACACGAAGTTCGAAGCGCTTACAATTCTGTGCTTGTCCGTGTCAGCCAACGAGATCGAGTTCGGGTCCAGCGCGATGTAGAATCGCCAGTCGTCCGTCCTGGCTCGCTTCTCGACGTAGACCTCTCCAGTCGTGACTGCCGCTTGCTCAACCTTAAGGCCTTCGGCGCCAATGATTCCAGCCACGGCAGCGACAGAGATTAGACCACCGTCGGCGACAGTCCTGTAGTATTCCGAGGGGTCTGTTCGAGATGGGAACAGCTTAGGCCCGCTGACCGTCACATCTACCGAAATCTCTGCGGTGGTTAGGTCTTGGACTCCACCCACCGAGTAGGTCGTCGTTACCGCAGAGACGCCAGAGATCGCCGCAGTCGTCAGGTTCTTCAAGGCGTTGAACTGACCTGCTGCGACTGTGGCATCTACGGTGATCGCTGCAGCGTTCAATGTCCTGATCGCATTAAGCGGCGTCGACAATGCCACCGTTGCGTTGCCAGGGACACTGGCGGTCGTCAGGTTCTTTAAGGCGTTGAACTGACCCGCAGCAACCGCGGCGTTAGCCGTAATCGCAGCGGTTGTCAGGTCCTTAACCTCGCCGGCAGATTCGAACTCGTCCGCGCCGACGTCCCAGCTCGAACGCGTGGTACCGTCGATGTCATCAGTGAAATCGGAGGAAAGGTCGGTCCCTCCACCGATGAGGTCCGTCGCCCCGACGACTAGCCGCAAATCCTCAGAACCGGCGGTCACGCTGACGAAATTGGCCGTCGAGTAGGCGATAGACGTCAGACCGGTATCGCCGCTCGAATCCGAGCTCGCGCAGGTAGTGGTGGTGATAGCGGAGGCCCAGTCATCCCCAGAGCCGCCCTTGACATAGCAATTTCGCGCAACCACGTCGTTGTTGCCGCTAATCTGGGTCCCGTTCGTTCCCGCTATTATTGTACAGTTGTCGAGAGTCCAGTCGCCGTTTGCGAGCGTGTTGAATCCTCTCCGTTTTGAGATAGCCACGCAATTCCGGAACGTCGCCTCGATGTGGGTGTTCCCCGAATTGCGAATGGCCGCTGGTGACGCGCCCGACGTCGTATCCTCCTCATTGAGTAGAATACATTTCTCGACAATGGCTGAGGTCGCAGAGCCTATTGGCGCACAGGCCGCTGAATAGTTGTCGTTGTCGTCCTCTTTACGGAGAGTTAGCCCAATCAGGTGGACATGATTGTCGCCGATTTTCCCGGCGACTGTGCTACTGGTCGTTAGCCGATATGCGTTCTCTAGGTAATCACCGCAGCTCAGATGCGCCGTCTCTGCCTGGATAACGATGTTGCTCGATGCCGAGGTGGTGAACCCCGAGATGTTGAATGCGGTGTCGTCCTCGAAATTTTCGCAGGTAACTACGTGGTTGTCGCCTGCTGACGAGAGGTTGGTCGCCTCGTTGACTTCGTAGGCCGAGATACTCGGATAGTCGCCGTCCGATGCGGCAATCGTGAATGTAAATTCAGCCATTTCGCATCTCACGCGCAATATACGCCGGGCGGTCGGCTGGGTCTTCCACCTCTACCAGCAGTGCCTTATCGAAAAAATTCCCCTCGTCTGTAATTCGGTACCGCGAGCTGGCCTCGTTTATGCCGTTGACGTCTAACCCCCTGGCTACCTCCATAGGGATGTCGGGACGCTGGACCAGGCGACAACGTTTGAAGCTCCCGGTCCCCCAGACCTGGCCGTCCGGGCGAACGCAAACGATGTCCCCGTTGAACCACCCCGCGCGGTCTTCCAACTCTTCAGCCCTGTTCACTACTAAGAATTCAGCCAATGATCCAACTCGTTCCTCCGCCTGTGACGAACGTTGTCGTTACGCCATTGACGTTGACCTCGTCGACCGAACCGTTGCCTGTGTCGACCGTAAATTGTTCCGGCGCTACAATGGCTCGATCGGCCCAACTCTTGTAGGCGTCGATGTCGAGCGTGTTGCCGGCCTGCTTGATTGAGATGCACTGGTGGGTGTTGGTGGTCGAGATGTAGGTGGTAGTCCCCTCCTTGAGGAATTTTCCGCCGGCCAAGAACAGGCGTTCTATCGTGCCACCCGCTGTGGCCTTCCGGACAAAGGCTGCCTTGCCGTCTACGGTGTACGTCTCACCATCATGAGTCACCGACCACTGTCCGGCTGACTCGTGGTGTCCTACGATATAGACCTCCTCTTCGTTCGACTGATACCCTACGCGGACTGCCGTCTTGGTCGCGTCGTCGTGCATTAATGAGGTAGCCGGCTTCCACGCAGCGTAGCCTCCAGTGGTCGTGGGTCCAGCGAAGATCACAAACCGGAGCATCTCATTCGCCAGAGTTGTTTTAACGACTCGGTTACAGGTGAAGTCCCTCGAATCGTCTCCAACCCATTTGGCCGTCAACTCTTGTTTCTGTCCCGAGCCAATCTGATAGGCGTTCAGATCCCAGTCGATCCCTTCGAATGCCGCAGGCGCTGGGCGCAGAACGTTGTAGGCGAATAGGTTTGATCCGCCACAAGGAACCTTCAGCCATGAGCTGTCAGCAATGCCAGCGGTGGGGTACCCGACAATCCCGTTGTAGTACGTCTGTGGGTCAGACGAGTGCATGATGTCGATGTAGAACGTGTACCCGGTGTCTGGCGAGAAGAACAAGAATCGCCGCGCTTCAGAGAGATTCCAGTCGACACTCCGTGTGTCGGCGATCGAGCCTGTGCCGTCCTTGGACCTCGACGTATAGGCGTCGGTCAGATTGATGTCGGAAAACGTCATCTGGTCGGCGCCGGCCCAGAGGTCATGTCCTACGCTACCGAGCAAATCGAAGTCTTCGCGGTCGTGTTGGAAGTTTTTTGGCCCCAGATTCTCGTTGCCTGAGGTGCTGTCATTGTTGGGGTTGTACTGGTCGATAGGCCTTTGAGACGCATGTATGCCGTTCTTGTGGCCACGCATCCCTTGTTGACCCATGCCACCCTCATAGCCAGAGGCGTCTGGTCCCTCTGGCGATGCAGACCGACCTATACCGACACAACCCTTCGAATCCATACGCCGGCCCCAAGGATGAACCGTTGGCTGCTTGCCGGGGATCTCTGGCCTCATGTAGGAGTCTTCCGATGCGCCGAAAATCACGAACGGCCCGGCGCAGTGAGCGTGTGCCGGGTTTAGGACTGTGTCCGGCGGAAAGTCTGCGTCACCAGCATCCTTGTCTGTCTGGTCTACGGCTTTGTCGTGCGTGGGGTTTGACTGGTCGTTGTTCCACTGGCCTCGCGTCTTCATTCCATTTTCGTCGACGTACCACGTAAACCCAGACGCCTCGGCGATCGACCGTTTATGCTTACCATACGTCCCAGCCTTGACTCCCATCTGGTAGCCCGTCGTACCACCCCATCCAGAGCGTGAGATCAGGATGTCGAGGTCATCCGCGTGGAAGTATCTCGGCCATGGCTTGGTTTGGAGGTCCGGTCGCGTAGCCACGACCGACGTATCGTAATTGATAAACTCAAGGACACCCGACATCGAGTATGACCAGCCGACGACCAGCTTGAGTTGACGGCCGTTCCAGACCCCATTCGTTCCGCTTTGAAACTTCGCGTCGGTGCTCGCCACGAGGTTGTCCGCCAGCCATTGAGCAGCCTGCGCCACTGGCTCACCGTCCGTCTGTCCACCCCAGTATTTCGCGAGCATGCGAAAGCAGCCAGAACCACCAGCGAGTTGGTACCAGTTCGTCGCTATATCCCCGTGAGTCGGCACCTCGCGACGCGACCAACCTGACTGTGCTTGGCAGTACGCTTGATAGACCGGGTACATGTACATCGCGCGGGACGCACCAATACCGTCGTGACCCCAGATTCGTTGGAGCAACGGGTACGCCCAAGCAGTCCCGCCATTCATCATGTTCGTCGAGTACCCGGTGCCTTCGTACCCCGCACCATCGGACCGTTGGCCATAGGTGTAGTGAATCCGCTGGAACTCCTCGAGCGCTCGCTGAATCCACCCATCAGACCCCGTCAGGTCCGAGACGAGTATCTCGTTGTCTGTCCCCGACCCTGACGGAGCTCCGTGTTCAGCGTCAATCCACTTGTAGTCTATGTCCGCGTCATCCGTGACGTTCTTGAGGAACGCCGCGGCGAACAACATCCCAACGATCGATGACACGCAATGGTTCGCGTGGTACGACCTCACCCAAGAACTGAGTTTCGCGCCAGAACTTATCCCCCCAGTCTCGCCCTCGAACCAGACGGTTCCGTTATCGAGAGCGCTTACTGTCCGGATGAGCTCACGTACGACGCGGTTCTTCAAATCCTTTACAGACTTTCGCCCCCCGTCTCCAGCGTGGTCATCCGTGACAAGCCAGGCTTCGATCGCATTCAAAGCTACGGTGTACTGCAAACAGCGCCTGCCGCTATTACGGTCAATCGACCCACCTTGTCCGCTGTTACCCTCCCAGTCCAATTCGCCGGCCATTACGTCCAAGGTTATGTAGATCTCTGTCCCAAGCGTGTCCTTAAAAGTTCCGTCGTCTTCGAGGCCAAACATCAAGGCCCACATCGTCAGGCCTTCCTCGTGTGCACTGCTGCTGGCGTACTCCGTCCTAACGGAATGAAAGTCGGCCTTGAGCTCCGCGAGAAATCCTGACGGCGACCCGTCGATCTCGTCCTTCCACGTCGTCAGGTCCGACTCGTCCCACATCATCCATGGCCCGAGGACGTCAGTGTAGTCAGGCGGCGTTGTCTGCACCGGCCACTTCGACGTTGGATACCCTTCAAGCCACGGCGGGTCTGGAGCTGTCAACGGACTCGGGGCAGCACCGACAATTCTGTCGTACGTCGCCGCCATGGTCGCGTCTACGCCTACAGCGGTTGTCTGCAGATCTTTCTCTACGCCACCGCCACCGCTGTCGGGAGTCGGGACGGTTATGCCTTCGTTGTGGCATCTAAACAATCCAGGACCGTCCCTGGTGGCATGGGATTGAGCCGTCACTGCCGTCGCGACGGCGAAACTCATAGACTTTGTTGCGTTGCACTGGGATGAATCGACACGACCATCGATGGATATCGTCGCCAGTCCCAGCAATTTGTCGCCAGTCCCAACGTTGTCAAAGACCAGCGCCGAAGTGTCAGTGATGGTGAGGTCATCGAAGTAGACATCTCGGTTGCCAACCCAGAGGATTGATCCGGTGGTGCGGATCCCCATCTGTATCGAATTCGGTGCGTTGTTCGCGTTGGTCTGGCTATTCGGCGAGGTGTACTTCAACATTCCATCGCACCACAGCTTGATGTATCCAAGCGTCGCGTGCCGATAGACCTCCATCTCGATCCTGGTTTCTCCGTCAGTACGCGGAAGCTCAATGTTCCCGCTACTGAGCGTCACCGTCCCATCGATGAGGACCAAACGGACCTCATGGACAAGATCTTCGCTGGCAATCCCGCTGGTATAAAGACGTAGCACAAATCGCTCACCCTGGTCGCGAGCTAAAATCGTGTATGAGCTATCCCCGTGGTCGACGATCTGCTCAATGCTCCGAAGGTTGACGCGAAATGCAACGTGCGTGATGTCGCTCGCCGGAGGGGTGAAGTCCAAAACGACACGCCGCGACCCTGACGCTCCTGGGCTCATCTCCAGACCATAGGTGCCATCGAGAGCTGACGCCGTAGTCACTCCGACGTGGTCTACATTATTAGGAGAGAATGCGTCATAGCCGGTAAGGTCCCCGGTCTCATTGTCTTCAGACGCTAAGGTCGCCATCAGGTGTAGCCTCCACATCCTTGATTGGCTCTGTGGCGAGTAACGCACCCTTACCGAAATCGGCGAGTCCTTGGGCCAGTAGCGCCGCAATGGTAATGCTTGCGACCCACTGCACCTGGACGTCTGATAGATTCATCTCGGGTTGGCCGACCACGACAGCTACGCCGAGGATCCACATCGAATACTTGCGCCACTGGTCACCCAGCACGGAGGTGGCGATACCCTTCAAAATGCTGTTCATACTGCACCTCCCAGCACGGCCTTCTTGCCGACATTGCCAAGCACCTGGATGCCACCCGTAACGATCGCCAGTATTGAGGCCCAGGTGTATCGGTTCGACTCTCTCTCTTTGCGCGCCATGTCACCCGCGGAGATTATGGCCTTCTGCTTCTGGTCGATGAGTTGTTGCATGGCGTCAAGCTGGACACCAAGTTCCTTTGCCTTCGCCATGGCAATGGTCTTGTCCCCCTCCTGGGTCGAGATCCTGAACTGTGCGCTGGCCAGCTCAGACTTGAGTTCCAGCTTGGCAGCGTTCGCTGCGTCCATCTGTGACAGTAAGTCGCTGAGACGACGTTGGCCCATCGACTCGCAGCCAGAGGCAGAGAAGAAGAGGAAGGCCATGATGATCACGGCGGGGCCTACCCAGAATGCTCGGTTCATAGTCTACGGTTCTCCAGAGTTGTCATGATTCCATTCCCGCACAAGTCGCACTTCTCTTGGCCTTCCTTCCCACGCGTCGCCGCGACGATAACATCCAGTTGCTCGTGTGCCTCTTCCAAGGCTTGCGACGCACGCGGCTCGTCAGGCTCCGCCTTCAGTTCGGCCAACAGCCGCTGGAGGTCTGAGTAGTACCCGTGTTCCTCGGCCGTATGCACCAGCGGGACGTTAGCGACTGCGCGTGGCGTCAGAGCTGCGAGCAGCATCAACCCCGTTCCAAACCAAAGTAGGACTGCACCTGTGATCATGGTTCTCATCGTCTGTTTGCTATGAGCTTTCTGATCTCTTTGAGTTCGTCCCTCATCTCTGCTTGGGTCGTGAGCAGCAACTGGAACTCATTACGAGAGACCGACGAAGGGTGTGGATGTAGCGAGTGCGCCGACATTTTCGCATCGGCCCGTCGAATATGCGCCTCGGACGACTTGGCAATACGCGCACCATGCGCCTGGATCATCAGAGCGGTCTCTTTATGAGCCTCCCGAAGGATCGCCGGGACGACCACCTGAGCATGAATCCCAGCCAAGGCTGACAACCCGCCGAGGATCACGGCTGTGCTCTTCAGACCGATCCAGCCGTTGCCGTTCTTCCCTACGGCCATAGCTATGACGGCCCCGTGGGGTCGGTATCGCGGGAAGACACTTTTGACGGACCCCCTGACTGAGGTTGCGAAAAGTGCCTGGTGCGCGCCGAGATATTACCGCTGGACTGTGCGGTCGTCTACAGGAAAAGCGCTTCCACGCTTTCTCCTTGGCGTCGGATCGCCAGTGGCCACATGGCTAAAGCCAGTCCAATGACGCAGTCGTCGTGTGCTCCCGACGGCGCCCCGGTCTTGGTATTACCGGACGGTGTGATCGAGTATTGGAACCCCTCGAGTTCGTCTACGCACTCAGGCCAGGCGTCCGCCGTGGGGATCTTGATCGCCTGTTCCTCGAAGACCAGCGCAAGGTTGTCGATCAGCCGTGCCTTCGACTGTGCCGAGAACGTGTACGGCTCGACCCGGCACCCGGCAGCGGCCAGCGCCTCGAAGACGGGTTCACCTTTGCCGGTAGTGTCTACCCAGATCCTGGCGTAGTTATAGTGGTCAGTCGCCTTCTTGACCCTGGACACCTGGATGGCCCAGTCAAGGCGGTGGAATCTATCGTAATAGACCACCTCGCGCCGCCTATTCGTGATGACCAAGACGGTGTAGTCCTCGGTCTTGGCCAGGTCGAGACCGGCGTAGTACCGTTCGCCGTCGGACGGCGGTTGGATCCCTTCCAAGGTGGCACACGCCTGGATGTTCCTAAAGACCGCGCCGGCACCCTCGACGAACTTGGCGCCGTACTCCTGTTCGAAGACGCGCTCGGGGAGTCGGGTCCTTTCCCGTTCGATAAACTCGCGATCGAGCATGGGATTGTCCCACGAGGGGGAGTTCCACGACTCATAGTCCTCGTCGTCCCTTGAGCGACCGAGGCGCCAGAGGTTGTAGAACCACCCCTTCCCCTTCGGCGTCGAGATCAGCACGGCCCACCCCTGCTTGTCGATCAGGCGTTGTGTCAGGTGGGATTCCCAGATCGTCGCTTTGATCCGACTCGCTTCGTCCACAATGAGCCAGTCGAGGCCTTCACCGAGGAGGGAAGTGGCGTTGTCGGCTGACTTCCCGCGAATCTCCGAGATCCCGCCGGACATGTTCCGGAGCTTCAGGATCCGGTCGGACTCCCGGTTCATGATGATCCGGTGGTTGAGGTGTTCCATGGAGAGGTGGACGAGTTCCCGGAACACTCGGTCACAGAGGTCATAGGTTGGCGCGACTACCCAGCCAACGGAGCGCTCCTTCGGCTCCATGGCGGCGGCAAGGCCTTCCATGCAGGCGGCGGTGGTCTTACCCCAACGAACGCCGCAGGCGCACACGCGGCGCAGCGCGGTGGAGTCGTGGACCGCGGCCTGGCCGGGATGTGGCGAGTACCCCATGTCGGCGAAGAACCCGGCCTTGTTCAGCTTATGGGTCGCTGCTTGCGTCATGTTCACGCCGCTCCTGGTCGGCCATGAGCCGGGGCCGCACGGCCTTGGTCACGAAGTGACGGACCA